TGGCAGTAATGGCATGATTTAACATATTACTAGCAACACTAAATATTTCGCTGCTAAATCTGCTATCTACTTGCATACCTAAATCCATAAGGTCTTTATAACTATTAGTGGCTAAATCAGCTAGGCTATCCATTTCAATATCAGCAACTTCTAACCCTCGTACCTGAGGTAAAGCATTTTCTATTTTTTCTAAATTAGTTAATGCTTCTTTAGTAACTTCTATTGCATATTCAGGTATAGGTTTAGATAGAGACTCAATCTCTGATTGAGGTAATTCAAATAATTCTTCTAATTTTTTTGTCATAATAATATTTATTGTCTTTTATAAATTATAAAATACTATTCCATAATTTAGGACCAGTGACCGTTATCATATTTGTTAGCATATTTTTACTTCCTAACCTCATAAAGTTTTTAAAATTATAGTTTGCAATCTCTTGTAGATTTTGTGTAACATTGTAGAATTCGGTATCTGACATTGATGCAAGTCTCATAGTTTCTTTTACTATTGCTTTACATTTAGATTCAATTGATTGATCAACTCTACTATAACTCTCGTCAATTACTGGTTCAAAAGTTTCATACCCTGAATTTTTTAATAAAGTAAGACCCATGTTAGATGTAAAGAGTATAAAAGGTCTAGCCATGCTTATTGCTCTATATGTTTTTTCAGTTATTATTATCCCGGTAAATGCATTGAATGGACTAGTTTCTAATACAATATTAATATGTGATTTTTTATAAAGCTCATAAATTTTTAAAGGAAACGAATTTGATTGTTCTAATAGATCCAAACAATAAGGCATATTATCTATCCAAGTATGAATATCTTCTTTATTTTTGCTGATTTGTTTAACATTGTCAATATTTTTTAATTGTTCTTTCGTTATTATTTCGTGAGGATAAGGTACCGATTCCGGATGTCCGTTAGTAAAAGTGTAGTAAAATTTATCTAGTAGATTGTTTTCAATTAGATCACAAAAAAATTTAAATCGCCAATATTCATACCTTCGTGAAAAAGCACTAAAACGCTTTGGTAATAGAGTTTTAAAACTAATTTCAGGTTTAATATTATGATTAATCACTTGATTGTAAATTTGGTTCAAGTAAGGATCAAACGCGATAATGTTTATCGGTGTAAGTCCTAATTTAAACAGTTGTTTTTCTATTTCCTGTTTTTGAAACTCATATGCTACTACTATCCAAATATTATTAGATTTAATCTTATAGTTTATTATTAACTTATAGATGTTATCTATGGTCGCGTTTACATTAATAAAAAAATCATGCTTTGCATAAAGATGAGTATTTTCTAATTCTGATAGACGGGTCAATATATGGGAAGGAACGCGATTATCAATGTCATATAAGTCGTTAAATCCTATTAAATATATTGAATGATTTTCTAGTTCGGTATCTTCAATAATTCTATGCCTGTGAGAAGGAATACGGTTTAAACCGTAATTATACATAATTTCATTTGTTTCTGCTTTGTTATAGTAGTACAAATAGTCGAAAGAAAATGTCATGATTTTTTTCCGTTAAAAAATAAATCCTTTTCTGTAATTACTCTAAAAGTGTATCCTTGACTTTTACAATATCCCATAGCAGCTTGCCACTTAGCATGATTAATGGCAACAATCATTCTGTCTTTTGCGCTTGCTACTTTACTTTCAATAATACTTTGTTTTTTAGGTTTTATTTCTACAACTTCTGCTACTTTTTTGCCAAACTTATTTTCATAAACTACAAAAAAATCAGGAACATATATAGTTGGTTTGCCTGTGAATGGATGTTTATATGGAATTCGTAATGCTCCGCTAGCCCAATATAATACATTATTGTGTGTATCACAAAATGTCATAAAGGTAAGTTCCCATCCTGAACGATATTTAGGATTATGTTTTCCTATATACTTTTGAGGATTTTTAGGAGTATAAAAACCTTGCGCCCATTTTCCCATGTCACTGTACTACATTTCTCGCTACAGGTTGATTGGGTCTAGGCACAACACTTACTCCGTATAAAGAAGTTTTTGATTTTAAACTATTTAAGTAATAACAAATAATTTTATTCATCTGTAATTTGTTACCAGCACCTTGTATTTCATCTAATAAATCTAGTACATTTAATCCTGTTTCAGTTGCTGCCCTAAACAAAACTGCTGTAAAATTTTGTGCTATACTTTTAGTACTACATACACTAGTAAAATACCCATATACAATGTCAAATTGGTCTGCACCAACTTTTACATCAGTAGAATAAAAAGAATCAAAAATTCTAATAGTTTGATCTATATTGGATCTGTTATCTATTATTCTAGCCACTTGTTCCACCTATATATGTTACTTGCGAACCTGCATAAGGATATTCACCAACTGCTTTAGGAGATTGTAATGCTAACATTGTAGGATATCCAGCACCTGGGTTAGGTGTAGATTGTCCTACAGTGTATAAAGTAGTTAAGTTTCTATTATAATTTGGATTATTTCTCAAAGTTACAGATAATCCTGCTACTGATTGTAATGTATCAGAAGTAATTAGCCCCGGTGTTTTTTGATAATTATAAGCTACATTTGGATTGTTTAACATATTATCTAGCCCTTTTTTTAGTCATAAATCCGCCAGCAGGAGGAATATAATCACTTTTTCCTGCAACAGGGCGATTATTACCTTTTGGTGTTACTGGAGTTAGTGTCTTATCATATGATCCGTCTAATCCAAACCCTTGAACAATATTGCCAGGAGTTTGACCGTCCATAGAGCCTTCATTATAAACTACAGTTTCATATGCTAAATCCATTTGGATATCCATTGTACCACCACCTTCTGAATAATTATAAGTGTCATGATTCAAAGAATTAATCATTGGATTAATTAATGTATATGCAGTAAAATTATGATAATTAAATCCAAATATAGTTATATTCTTAAAAAACGGAATTTTTATTAAACTAGGATTAGGACTTTCTCCCCAATAACCCCAATTATTATTCCCAACAATATTATCTGAATTTGTATAAATGTTTCTATAATTATAATTAGCATCTGTTGCTGATTGTACTGATCCGCCGCCACCTTGAGTTGGAGTATTAATCCCACCTCTAGCCCCTTGAAAAACAGCACCAAAATTTGAACCATCTTTATAATAATATGTATAATATGCTTCCCATAAACTGGTAATCATATTATTATTGTCATCGTGAAAATTAATAGTAACAGGATTATATTTAATTTTAGTTTGTACGATTCTTTTTCTATTATATTGATTAAGTTCAACGGTGTTTATTTGATAGCTAGGTAATTTAACACTCTTGACTACAAGACCAAAATTATCACCAGTACTTATGTTTTGATTATATGCTCTTTCGTTAATATCAAAATATACATGAAATAAAAATTTAAGTTTAGGTGCTCTTTGATAAACACCAGTTCTAAATATTTTTGCTGCGTGTTGGGCATCACGCAAATTTGTACCAGAAGCAGAATAGGTTGTACCGTCATTCAAAGGACCGGATTTACCGGTCCTTCTTTGTAGATTTTGCCCGTTAGAATTGGCCATGCGTTACCTTTAGGCTACGCTGGTAGCTGTATCTGTTGGGTTTCTCTGTTGTTGTGCTGTCTGTCCTACGCCTTCTTCGACTCCGTTGTAGCCTGTTTGGATTGCGTTATCAAACTGAACCGTTAATGCAATTTTGATATCTTCGTTAGTACTATAGTTAACATTATTATAGTTAACTGTTTCTAAGAAGCATCCAACTAGATACCAAGTTTCAAGTACTTGCGGTACTGCAACACCATTACCACCGTCTAAAATTTCTAAAGTCATTGAAAACTTATAGTCACTTGCTGACGCAGCGCTGGCTTGTTCTGCCATATCCAATTGTTTTTGAACCTGTGCACCAACTGATCTGGATACTGCACCTGAAGCATCGTCACGAACGTTAATAGTCATTGTCTGCCATGTATGCTTGCCTGCCATGTAAATGGTAGAGTTGTATACTGGTAATGTTATTTTAGCGAACGAAAGGTTTGGTCTAGAACAATCAACAACTTGTCTTGTTAATTCAAGTCCATCGTTATCACCAAAGTTGAAAAAGTTTAGACGGTATCTAAACTGTAACTTTGGCATCAACAAAGTCTGATTACCATTATTGGTATCACTTGCTGACAGATTAACTAGTGTTTGTGAGGCTATCGCCATTTTAATTTCTCCTGTTAATATTATTTATCTTTTCTTAAGGGGCATTTCTGCCCCTTAATCTTTTTATAGTGCTGCTAACTCACCTGTATTCAAAATACGAACTGGGATGTAGATGAATTCAGCTGCCTTAACAGGCTCAATCGCAACGTCTACCCAAAGCTCATTTCTATCAATTCTAGCAGGAGTGTTATTTGACTCATCACACACCACTAGATAGTCATAGATACCACGTTTTGCTTGTAAGTCAAGCATTAGTGATATTACTGAGTTTGCAATTTGACCTCTAGTAAATGCGTCATTAGGCTCAAACACGAACGGACGTGCTGCAAGTGTCAATTGACGACGGATGTAAGCAATTAGTCTTGCAACGTTAGTTCTATCCAATGCACTAGATGAATCAAAACTTGTCTTATTACCATAATTCAACAAGCCATTTCCTGTAAAGAATACCATTGGATTGATAAAATTAACATACAGAACATCACGAATGCCTAATCTAGTTTTGATAACTTGGAATTCTCCGAGTGTTCTATCTACATATCCAATGTTTGCTGCATTGTCAATAACACCTCTACGTGTACCTGCTGCTGCTAACCAAGGATAAGCAATATTATCATTGCGTAAGAATGTGCGTAACATCATATGTGATGCTGGAACTGCGACTTCGTTACCAGATAAATCAAATGCTAGCCCACTTGGATAGAACAAGCCTAAGTAAGTATTGCGTGTTACACAACCCTCTTCACCTGTACTTGTAGCACCTGCTGCATTTGTAGCCCATGCCTGAATATCAGTAGCACTATCAGGTAGACCTAATGGTGTATCACCTAAGATGTAACCTGTTTCACCACGATCAGCATTTAGTACAACCATGTTAGGTTGTAATTCA